TGACCGTGAGGGCGAAGCCTATTACGACAAGGCTGAGGTCATTGTGGTTGGTGAATTCCTGTATATGGAGTCAGAGGACCGCGAGCTGGTCATGATGTCCAACGGTCAGGTTCATGAGGTCAACGAGGACTTTGAGAAGGTTGTAGATGATCTCGCTGCCATTGGCGTGACTGAGGTGAAGCGCCGAACCCGCAAGAAGCACTATGTATGCAGTAGGTACTTTGATGCGAAAGACTTCCTTGAAGACAAGAAGGAGACCGTATTTTGCCGCATCCCAGTGGTCCCGGCTTATGCCAACTTCAAGATATTCGAGAACAAGACTATCTACTGGGGCGTGGTAGAGAAGCTGCTTGATCCGCAGCGGGTAATGAACTACAGCGTATCGCGTGAGATTGAGGAAGGCGCACTGGCTCCGAGGGCTAAATACTGGATGACAATGGCTCAGGCTTCAGGGCATGAGAAGCAGCTCCAGACGCTGAACACCAACGCGGACCCAGTACAATTCTATAACGTAGACCCAGAGTCTCCTGCGGTCCCACAGCAGCAAGGCGGAGCCCAGATCAATCCCGGTCTACGGACGATCTCCGAGGCGATGCGCGGCATCATTGGTCAGACGGCTGGTATGTTTGCAGCGAATATGGGTGACAATCCCGGGCTCCAATCTGGAGTCGCTATCAAGCAGCTACAGGACCGTGGGACTAACAGCACGTTCAAGTACAGCAGAAGCATAGAAATCGCTGTAGCGGCCACAGGAAGGCTCCTGAAGGATGCTATTCCTATGGTGTACGACACCGAGCGACAGGTCAGGATACTCCGGGAGGATGAGTCCTATGATATGGTCCCGATCAATCAGAAGGTTATTGACAACGCTACAGGCGAGATTGTCACCGTCAATGATCTGCAAGTTGGAACCTATGACGTTACCTGTCGGGCTGGTCCCAGCTTCCGCAACCGTCAGCAGGAGACCATTGAGGCCATTACGACACTGGCACAGACTGATCCCAGCCTGATGCAGATCGCTGGTGACCTGTTGCTCCAGAACATCTCTACGCCAGCCGCGTCACAGATTGCAGAGCGCAAGCGCATGCAGATGATTGCTCAAGGTCTCATTCCTCAATCTCAGATGACCGAGGAAGAGTTGCAAGAGATGGCCGCCAAGATGCAGGCGCAGGGACAGGGACAGGCTCCTGATCCCGCTATGGTGCTCGCACAGGCAGAGCAGATGAAGGCTCAGGCCGACATGATGAAGGCCCAGATTGACGCTCAGAAGGTGCAGAACGAGACGCTCAAGATACAGCTACAGGCCCAGAACGATCAGAACGAGCTAGTAGCGGAGCAGGCTAAGACTCAGGTTGATGTCTTCAATGCCCAGACCAATCGCATCAAGGCGCAGGTAGAGGCTGAAAAGGCGGGCGCTGTCATTGATCACACCAACATTAAGGCATTCGGCGATCAGCTCGACAATCAAGAGAAGATGTCCGACATGATGGACGAGCAGGAGCGTAGAGCCCGGATGTCAATGATGTCCGATATGGACCTGATGAGGATTGTGAACGGTGGCTGAGCAAACATCTCTGCGCCAGTTTGTTCCTGAACCTACTACGTCCCTGATGAACGTAGAGGACTTGTCTGGCTACACGCAGCAGAATCCTTTGCCGGTTGACGAGAGGGACAGACAGGAAGCCGCGAGAGAGCTGAGCCGCAGAGGCATAACAGCGCAGGCTCCTGTGCCGTCCAATCAGAGCGTGATGGCTGCGCCTGTCTCATACAATCCGTTCAATCCTGCGTTCAGAGAGACCGCTCGATCATTTCTCAACAACTACTTTGGCGGCAGTAATATTGCAGGCAGAGAAGGTTATCGCACAGGCCAGTTGGTAGATACTGCGGTAGGATCGCTGGACTTTATTCCCGGGGTAGGCGATGCGATGGGCGTAGGAGACCTGCGTCAATCTATTGGCTCTGGTGACCTGATTGGCACTGCTGTAGATTCAACGGCTCTGGCTGCTGGTATGATTCCTGTTGTCGGTGATGCTGCGGCAAAAGGAATCAAGACAAGCGAGTCAAGTTTACGCCGTTACTTCGGAGGAGACATCCCAGAAGTAACGAGAGATACAGAATTGTTGATGAGAGTTGGTGATCCTAAGTCAGTAAATGAAATGACTGTTGAAATGACTGACCCAGTTATCTCTTCTGCTCCTATTGTGAGTGCAGAGGATTTAGTTGATCGACCATTTATCACGGGTATGTCCGATACATCACGAAGCGGGCTAGAAACAGTAACTTCAGTGAATGACGTTCCAGTAAACGCGGTGATGCGAGGCGGTAAATATTTTGGTTTACAGCCTCAGAATTTAGAAAGAGGCATTGCATTCGCTTCAGCGCCCGGAGCCGTAATGGGGCAGCTAAATAGAGCGGCTGCGGCTCAAGCTCTCGGAGGAAGACCAGTAGCGTTTATTCCTTTTGGAATGAGGCCAGCAAGCCCAGACTTCGCAACAATGAGCACGGACATAATGGTTCCGTATGCTCAGCAAGTTATGAGCAGGTCAGATAAAATTGCGTTAGATAGGCGCATCCGAGAAGGCACAGGATCTAAAACAGATGACAAGAAGCCAATCCCTGATTGGGTTGGTATTGATAACGCTACTCCTGAGTATCTTAAAGAGCTTGGAGGAGATAGGAAGGCGGTTACCAAAGCGTTAGATGAGTTTAGAGACGCTGGATCATTAAGCAGATCGCAAGCAAGAGCGATTGTTACTGATCCAACTCAATTTGAGCCCGTATTCGGTGATATAGACATGATCTACGAGCTTGACCCGCAAGCCGTTGCAGATAGAAGGTTTTTGGATTCAGATCATCCTTCGTATGAGTCAGCGCTACTGGGCAGGCCGCTAGGCGCATTAAGAGATACCGAGAAGGTAAATATATTTGAGTTTAATCCTTTAGCTGGAACGCAAGATAAAGGATTTTACAATTTTAGGCAGAAACAGTTAGATGCAGGCAGAGACTTTCCTATAGGGGGATCACTTTCGAGCCCTACAATGAAAGCCTTCTTACCCGGAGGTCACGGTATTATTACGCGAGAAATGGTAGATGATTTAATTAGACGAGGGTTGGTCAGACCGTAACTTTTCATAATGCTTACAAATTATGAATCGGTCATCGGAGGCAACGCCATCGTCCATCATCAACTGGTTAAGTAGATCGGCACTTTCAAAGTTTTGCCAATCACTTTCAACTGCTTCGTACCAATCAAGGCTAAGAGAACTATTTGTTTGAAGTTTCATAACATTAGTATAACAAAGTTTATGGGAGTGTAATAGAGGTGCAAGTCCTCCGGTGTAAATCTATAACGAACCGGGCCAAAGTTTGCCGCTCCCGCCTAAAATAGTTGCAAAACCACAATATGTGGTATAGTAACGCCATAGCGAACTCCACGCTTTCTTGGAGGCACGGAACGTCACCGTTTATTTGACGGCATTTATGGAAGGTAAGATGCAACCAGAAGATACGCTCGATGAGGCTGAAATAGAGCTTGAAGAGGTAGAAACTGAAGATCAGGAAACTGATTCCGACTCATCTACGGATACTGAAGAGGTTCAGGAGAAACAAACCGATCCTGATTGGCGTCAGGTCCGGGCCAGATTTGACCCGGTGCAGCAAGAGGCATACAACCGCGGTATAGCTGAAAAGGTCATGAAGCTCAGGGATAAAGAGCGAGAGGCCGAAGAGCTAAAGCAGCGATTGCAAGCCCTTGAGCAGCAGATGCCCAAACAGGAAAGGCCGAACGTGCCGAAGGAGCCTGACCCGTACGCCCTGAGTGATCAGGAGTACCAGCAGCAACTCCGACTGCGCGATGAAGCCATAGCTAGACAGGCTGCGTTTGACGCACAACAGCGCTTCCAACAACAGGAAGTACAGCGTTTGCAGCATGAACAGCTGATGAAAGAGCAGGAGGCTTTGAACGAGAAGGTATCTACCTACTCGCAGCGAGCTGTGCAGCTTGGCATTTCTAACGAGGAATTACAGGCAGCAGGTAATGCTGTCGCTTCGTTTGGCATCTCGGATGATGTAGTCAACTATATCTTAGAAGACGATCTGGGACCGGCGATAACGAAGTACCTCAGTCAGAACGTGACCGAGCTAGACACCATCCGGGCAATGAGCCCGGCGCAAGCTGCTGTAAGGATAGCGACTCATGTACGAGAAAAGGCTGCTGCATTGAAACCTAAAGTAAATGCCGCTCCTGACCCGGTTGAGCAGCCAGCAAAAGCTGGTGTAGCGCCTAAAGCGCGAGGACCGAAGGGGGCGATTTTCGAATGAATGAGGTGATCCGAAAATGGCTAATAATCTTAACAGCAACGTCACCCGGAAGGTGGCTCGTGTCTTTTTAGAGGCATTCGAGTCCAGCCGGGTTGTTACTAAAACCGTAGACACTCAACTCCTGAGTGGCAAATTCAACCCTTCAAGTGGTAGCACTGTAGACTTCAAGCGTCCGCACGACTACAACTCCATTCGTACTTCTGGCGGTGACATTTCATCGTCCACTAAGTCAGACATCATTGCTGGTAAAGCAACTGGTACTGTTCAGAACTACTTCACCGTAGCTACCGAGTGGGGCAACGTGGAAGAAGCTCTTGAGCTTGATCAGTTGGAGCAGATTCTTGCTCCTATGGCACGCCGCATCGTGACTGACCTTGAGATTGATCTTGCTAGCTATATGCTCAAGAACTCTTCTCTGAAGTATGGTTCTCACGGTACTGCCGTTGATGCTTGGGGTGATGTCGCAGGCGCCGGCGCACTGATGGATTCCATCGGCGTACCTGCTGCGGCAGAGCGTTACTACCTGATGAACCCTTTCACCACTAGCGCACTTGCTAACGTACAGAATGGCCTGAATGCGTCTGATCAGTTGGTTCGCACTGCTTGGGAGAATGCACAAATCTCTCAGAACTTCGGCGGTATGCGAGCTCTGACTTCTAACGCTCTGGCTAGCTTTACTTCTGGCACTGGCGCTGACCGTGCGGGTACTTTGTCTGCCGCTCCTGATGCGACTTACGTCACAGCGAAAGACACTATGACTCAGACTCTGGCTGTTACTGGATTCACTTCTGGTATGGTTGTGAAGGCTGGTGATATGGTCACTATCGCTGATGTGAACCGTCTGAACCTAGACACTCGCACAGCTATGATCGATGCCTCTGGAGCCAACGTGGCTTGGACAGGTGTTGTGACTGCTGATGTAACTCTTACTGGCGGTGCGGGTAACATTGTCGTTGCAGGCCCTGCGATCTATGAGGCTAATGGTCAGTACAACACTGTAGACGCTGCACCAGCCAACGGTGCTGTTGTTACTATCCTGAGTGCTTCAGCTACTCTGTATCAGCCAAACCTGTTCTTCACTAAGCAGGCTTTTGGTATGGGTACTGTCAAGCTGCCTAAGCTGTACTCTACAGACACTATTGCAACTACCGAAGACGGTATGAGCATCCGTGTAAGTAAGTACGCAGATGGTGA